ATGTAGCGACCGTCCTCAGAGATATACTCAAATACTTTGGGTGCAATGACTTGTGCAAGCTTCCCGATAGATTCTTGTGATAGTTGGCTCATTTGTTTGTGAAAATGTGGAGATAGTTTCTAATAATATATGCAATATAGATCCAGGATAGGATAACAACTGCTTCAATCATAAGTCTAGTACTAGTTGTTCAAATTGTAAATGGTCACAGCAAGAGTCATCGTCGTGAAGATCGAGCATATCAACATCGACGTGCTTGATAAGTTTACCGAAGAGGAAAGAAACGAAGTCATGATCATCTTGAGTTAGCATTGTTTTGAACAGAATGAGGAAGTTACTTGGTCTTCTTGGACGACTCAACGGCTTGATAACCGTAAAGTTTAGGCTTGATTACACCATAGCCACTCGTGATACTGACGACTTGAGCATCAATACCGTCAGCCTTGAACTTGTCGTGGTAGATGTTGAAGATATCAACCATCTTATAACCACGGACGGCATCATAAGAGGTCTCACCATCAATAACATACTCAATGATGTGAGTATCAGTAGGAAGCTCTTTGTCCATCTCTTTGATGGCTTCTGGGGAGGGGTTGAGAATGAAGATGTTGACGTCACCACGTTGAGCGGAGGCGCGTTCTTCGTCAGTCCAGTTGATAAGCATTTGGTTTGGTGTCCTATGAATGTAATATACCCCGTTTGATGGGGTTGTGGGTAGTTTAGTGGTCAGTTTGGGAACTGTCTCAGAATCGTGTGTTGTTGAAGTTAGCACAAGCAAACTGGTAACGATCAACCAGTTTCATAGTACCGTGCTGATTGACGCGAACATAGCCCTCATCATCGGCTAGCTCACCGGCAATATAGCACGTAGGACCGTCATTATATGTAACCATTGCATCCATCATCATATCCTTGAGACGCATTGTGAGGATATAGCAATGAGCTAGGATCTGATCGTCAAGGATCAGGCAGAGCAGCTCAGCAGTAAGTTCCTTGCCCTCACGTACAAACGCATTGATAGCAATCTTAGCCTCAGCAGCAGCCTTAGGGGTCATTCCAGTAGCTTTCTCGAAGATGCTACGAACCTCCTCTACCTCCTTGTAGAAGCGATATGCACAATCTACGGTAGGTTGGACGAAAAGCACGTTTAGGTCGCTCTCAAGCGTCTCTGTGAGGGGCTGAGCAACCATAGACTTGATGGTGTCGCCAACGTAGCGAGTGTGAGGAGCGACAACGATACCACTCTCAACAGTATCACCGAAATCATATGTAATTGTGTTGGGTGTGTACACAGACTGACCACCGAAACCGATGAAGTCACCCTGAAATACGCCCTCAGTGCGAGGGAGGAAGTCAAGACAGGCTAGGAGGATGTCGGTAAGCTCTTCGCGATCACCATAGAATCCTGTAATGTCCTGTGGTGTGTAGCAGATCTGAACCTTGACCTTGTTGAATACTGATTTCTTACCAACAAAGAAGCGACCATTCTCGGGGTTGATGCCCCATACAATAGCAACTGAGCCATCCATCTT